CAGCTCCGCTTCATCGAGCAGATCCAGCCGGATTGTCCACCTCCGCAAAGGCGCTCCATAACCGCGGAATCTCTGCTCGCTTCCATCCAGGAATCGCAGCACCTGCGTCGAGAACCGTCGCGTCCGGTCCGACGGATACTGGGCCACCACTCCCGTTTTGAGCGCCGGAAAGTTTGCCATGCTACACCTCCCGGATCACGTCGTTCAGCACCGTCGTCTCGAGCATCGCCTGCCGCACAGCCATCGCAATTTCGTTGCTGTGATCGAGGAAAGACTGACTGTCAAGCGCCTGCACCTGAACGGTGATTTGCGCCGGAGCCGCGCTCCCCGTCAAAGCTCGCGGCATCCCTCCCTGCGCCGCGTCCACTCCAAATGCCGAGCCTCCGTTCGCGTCACTGAAGCCCGCATCCAGTTGGATCGGCAACGGCCGGACATACGGAGTCAGCGATGGCGGCGCGCTCGCGGTGTCGCCTCCGCCAAACAGACTCGTCAGTCCCGAGATCATCGAACTCAATCCCAGTCCGCCACCCAGCCCCCCGCCCAGCACGCCACCGATTGCGTCCAACACCGAGCTTGACGTCGAGCCCGCGCCGGAATCTCCGGTGCTCGCGCCAGCCACCGCTGCCGCGCTCTGCTGCATCAACGCTTCGTTGATCGCCTGCAGCGTCTGCAACTGTTCGCTGATGCTCGTGAGCGGCCCCCCGCCGCTCGACGCACGCAACAGGCTCGTCACGCTGTCAGATGGATTGTTGGACGCCATTGCCGGACTCCCGCCTCTCTTTCTCCAACGTCAAGAACGCATCTGCTTCTTTCGCCGCCAGCCCTATCAGCCCTCCGCCTCCGGCCATCTTCCACATGTGGAATTTCTCGATCCATTCCACACTCTGCGGAGTCACCAGTGAATTCGGACACTCCTCCGCGGAGGTCCCCCCGCGAGCCCACACCACCCTTCGCGGATCGCGCCGCTCCTCTGGCAGCCATCCGCACCGCCGCTTTGCTTCTAATCCCTGCCGTCTGCACTGCTCGCATCTCCACCCGGCTTGGCTCCCGCTGAAAAAATGGAATGCGACTGCCAGTTTTTTCGTTCGTCTTCCGTCAATCCGCACTCGGCTTTCACGCGAGCCAGGATCTCCGCCGCAAGTTCCATCGGGCCCTTGCCGATCAGCGCCCCCGGCGTCGCCGTCTCGCCGTCAATCGTCAAGCCCTCGATCCCGGCCAGCCCCCACTCCAGATACGCGCGATCGATCTCGGCAGCTACCACCGCGGCTTCCAGTTTTTCCCGCACATCGCTGCCCGCTTCGAGAAATTCCAGCTTCCGTCCGATTTCGCGGATGCTCCGCGCCAGCTCGATCCGCCTCCCGAACGATATGTGTGCGATCGCATACCGCACGCCCGGCATGGCCCCGGCCTCGAACCAGGCCACGCTTTCGTAGCCCTTACCCGAACGCGACGTACAGCTCGTCATTGACCGTCCCCTGCGCCCGGCTGCTCTGAAACTTCCATTGCAGCCGCGTCTCGTGATCGTCAAACTCCGGCACCTCCGGTACCATGGCCGGCATGTACGCGCCGAACAACTGCCCGTTCTGCTCGCCCAATTGCAACATGACGCCGATGGGCGACCGCTGCCGCGCCGCCTGGTATAACCCAGCAGTCTCGGCATTGACCTGCTCAAAAATGCTAAAGCTCAGCCGCACCGTCCTCCGCCCCGCCGCGATGCACTGCGCAAAGTCGCTGCCAAACTCCCGCACCCGCAGATCGACGTTGTTGTCGAGCCTCAATTCAGCGGTCGTCAGCGTGAAAAATTCGGTCGGCGTCGCCCCCATCCACACCTGGCCCAGGTGCCCCGGCACTATCGTGTAATCGAACCCTACGGTCGATGGCTCCGCCGGATATTGCGTCAGTCCGCCTTCCCCGCTGGTGAAACTCGCGCTGTCCAGCAAATCTCTCGATGGTCCCGAAAAGAGGAACTCTTGAAAGTCACCGTTGACCTTGACTCTCATAACGTCCACCGCGACTCCGTCCAGAATCCGTTGCACGGCCGTGTTCGGGTCCCAGTAATCGAAAATGCTGACACTCCCCACATCGGTCGCCAGCGGAAATGTTATGGTCGTGCCCAACGCCGCGCCCGCCACCACGCCCGCAGTGAACGGCGCATTCACAAACACCGTCGTGGCATTCTGAACCGCCGCGACGAAGCGGATCTCGCCCGCATAACTCACAGCCTGGCCCGGGCTCAACCCATGCGGAGCCGAGAACGTAATCCCGGTTCCCCCATTGGTCGATGCCACCGTTCCGCCATTGAAAAATATCGGAACACCTCCCATCGCCGCCCGGAACAGCGGCCCGTGGCTCGGAGGCGCCGTTTGATCCGTCCACTCCGTCATAAACGTGTCGAGCTGATAGCTCGTCATCTTCCGGATCCGGTTCGGCAACCCCGCAAACGTCCGGCTTCCCGTCTTATCCCGTCTTGACGCTTGTTCGGAAACTTGCGTGGCGGCCAGTCTCACCCCCGGAATCCGGTTGGCGCCGGTGATGGCCGGTACGTTGCCGTAAGTAGACTCCAGAGCAACGTAGAATCGGTTATTGTTCGACGATATGTAACACGACATGCATCCCGCCCTTCAGCTCGATAAGTCCACTTCGAAAATCACCTTGGCCAGTTGCAGAAAATTTCTTCCGCCGTGCTGGATCGGATCGAACTTCACCTCGTACCCGCCCGTAAAGAACATGCCTTGTCCCCAGCTCCCCCGGTTCCCGTCCAGGATTTGAGTCACAGCGTCCACATACAACCGCACGCGTTCTTCCAGTCCCTCGATCCGGTCCTGCGAAACCCGCACTTCCGCCACCGTGCGAATCTTCCCGGAAAACGTGCGGAATTTTTCGATCAACGAATTTTGAACACGATCGCAGTAAACGTGCACAACCGGATATTTCACTGCCTGACTCCGCTCCGCCAGCGCAACAGGCGCATTCTGATGAATCACATGCTCTGGCGAAATCGCGGCCAGTTCCACACCAGCGTTAGTCGCCAGATTCGCCACCACTGGCCCGAGCCCCGTGTCAGTAGCCGTGAGAAACTCAACCAGCTTCTGCGCCGTGATGCTCGCGGTTTGCGCCATTGTCTCAGCCTCGCCTCAACATTCTTCCCCCGGTTATATAAACGTCCGGCGTCTGCCCGTCCCCAGGAGCCCGCCCGTTCACAAGACCCGATGAAGGCAAGGTGAACGTCTGTCTCGCGGGAATCGGAGTGCCGTTCTGCAGCGTCACAGTCGCATCCGTAAGCCCGATGTAGACGTTCCAGCCCGTCGCAATCGCCGGCGGCTGCATCGCCTGCACCACCAGTTGGCTCGCGTCCGTCGTTGAGAAAGCCGTCACGTCGCTCGGACTGCCCTCCTGCGCCGCCGCCGATACCCAACTGACCCGCACGTAGTACGTCGTCGCCGCAATCGTTCCCGAAATCACGCTCAGAATCGGCGTCACCGCTCTCGGCACCGGACTTAACACCAGCCCGATCCCAAAACGTTCCGTCTGCTCCCTCGCCTCCCGGGACAACTCGCGATACTCATCCCACTTCGGTTTGTAGCGGTCGTTCAACTGGTTATTGAAAGCGTCCCGATACACGATCTCGAGCGTGTGAACCGCCTGCCAGCGCTTCATTTGCGGCGTCACCGCCACGTCCGACACACCGACGGTCCGCCGTATATTCGACTGCGGGTCGTAAGCTCGCGTATGGTCCAGCAAAATGTCAAGTACGCCGTCGGCGACCTCCCCCGTCGCTAAGCCGAGCTTGGCGTCGAGATCGATCATCTCCACATTCGCCACGCTCAGAATCGCCGTCTCGTAAACTCGCAGCGCTTCCGTATCATTTGGATTGCCGTCCGTCAGCAGGGCCATAGTTCCCTTCTTCCCACTTCTTTACCTCCGCAAATCCGCGCGGGGCGAATCCTGGAATTTATCCCCGAATTCACCCCACCCGGCATCCGACCGTAGGGGCCGGGCATCGCCGGCCCGCCCTGTGTTTAGCTGTTTACCTGCACAGCATGAGTGTTCCGCAGAACTCCGGCGCCATACAGCACGTCCACGGTGAACTGCTGCGCGAGCGTGTTCGGCTGGTAACTCATCGTCACCCGCATCCCGAAGCTCCCCAGTTCGGCATACTCGGCGATCGCCCCCGTCCCCGGCAACGGCTGCGGCAACCGGCGCACCACCAGGCCGATCGCATTGCGCGAAAACGCCAGGTTATGCACCGTCACCGGACTGCTTCCCGTCTTCGCCACGAACTGCGACCGAAAAATGTAGAAGTCCTTCATCTTGCCTACAGCGCCGTCCACCAAGGCCCGCAACCCCGCTTCACCCGCGGTGTTGAACTCACTGAATCGCGGAATCTGGCGCAGAGCGGAGTAAGCGGTGGCATCCACCACCAGGTACTTCGACACGCTCGCCGGCACTTTCGCGGCGAACAATGCCGTTTCCGCCGAATCCACCGTCGCCTCGGTGAGCGCGCTTCCGCCCGTCCCCACCGGCGTATTTCCCGTGAACTGCGGATAAATCGAGAGAAGATCGCTTTCGATCCGCTCCGCAAGCGCCACCACCGCCGGCTGCATGTACAGCCGTAACAGGTCGGGCACCGCCAGCACCTTCGTCACGTCCGGAATCTGAAACGTCGCTTCCGCGTGCGTATTCAGAACGATCGCCGCGTTCCCCAGGTTCGGATTTTGCGTCTGCACCGTTCCACTCTCGGCGGTGTTATTCGCCACCAGCGTCGGCGTAATCGGCACGTTCACCGTGTCGCCGGCTTGCGCCAGCGTCGGCTCATAGTCGCGATTGACCAGGTTTCCCATGACGAGGTTCCCCATCAACGCCGGCAGCGCATCCGCCGCCACCAGTTTCACAATCGCATTCGCTACATTTGCTGAAGTAATGACTGCCATCTGTTCTCCTCCCTCACAATCCCCGCAGCGTCTGCGACGCTACTCTCGAAATCTCCTGCCGCACCCTCTCCAACTCCTCTGGATCCATGCCCGGTCGAATCCTCTCCAGATCGACTCCCATCTCACTTTGCATATTGCGCTGCCCCGCGCTCGCGCCGGAGCCGCCCGTCAGCCTAGCCGGCAGCAGTTCCGGATTCTCATTCACAAACTGCATCACGTAGTCCCGCATCTCCGCGCCACCCTGCGCCATCAGCTTCCCGTCCTCGCTGCGGTGGATCTCATCCTTAATGGCCCGATACGCCAGATCGAGCTTCGCCACCCCGAGCTTCTGCAACTCCGCCCGCACGGCCGCTCCCCGGTCAGCTTCCTCCGCGGTGGCCCGCGCCTTCTGGTTCTCGGCGACCAGCTCATTCACCCGCTGCTCCAAACTTTCACGCCGCTGGCGCTCCTCGGCGTGCTCACCTTTGAAGAAGTCCTCGATCACCTCACGCACCACCGCCCGTATGTCTTGCTGCTCCTCCATAGCCCTCCCCTGGCCCCCTGGTCCCTGGCCCCTAGCTCCTCGCCCCTGGCCC